AAAAGTATACGGAATCGCAGGCAATCAAATCAGGCAATTCACCAGCTTGAGCTTGGCAACGAGTCCAAAGAGTATTGAAAGCAGATTGGATGGTTGAAGAAGATGCAGTAACTGATTCTACTGAAAAATCATACAACTTGTTTTGCCATATTGAATAATTAGCACGATTAATTGCACCAACAGTTCCTGAAGTAGGAGCATCAGCAATTAAAAGTTGTAAACCACCAATTTCTTTACCGCCAGAACCAGTTCCATCCGCGTAAATTTGAGAACCAAGATAGTTTTTTAAAGATTCGATAAGAACTTTTTTCTTAGATTCAGCAAGATTGATAAAAGCCTCTTTGCCGCTGTTTTGTTTCATTTCCAAATCAGTCATGGTCATAGTACCACTGATGATTTTTTGAGCAAAAGTAGCAGTTGCAAGAACGTCTTGCGGAGTAGTGTTAAAGGCATCATATTCACCTTGTGATTGAACAGTTCCATTCGAAGCGTAAGAAATCTTTTCTTGGAAATTCACACCACCAGAGGATTTAATAATATTGCCTTTAGCTTGTAAACGACTTAACAATGGGTGGTTGTTAAGAATATTGCTGATAATTTCTGGTCTGTAATTATTCAGCGTGGTAGTCAATAATTGTCCTACGTCATTTGGATTAGCCATTTTAATTTCTATTTAATTGTTTTAAATAGATATTAAGCCTTACAAATTACCAGAAGCCCAAGAATCATAAATACTTGACAAAGCATCCCTAGATGAAGCAGGTTTAACACCAGCAGATGGAGAACGACCTGTAAATTTTTTAAGCTTTTTGGCTTTTTCAATTTCGGCAGTTCTTTTTGCTTTTGCTTTTTCTAAAAGTTCCGCATCTCTTTGTTCTACTAGCTCATCATCAAGCAAAATTGCTTTTTTGTAAGCTTTTAACAATCTTTGTTGGCGCTCTGCCGCATTTTTAGGAGATCCAAGCTTTTGCTTTTCCATTCCTAAAATATCAAAAATTGTATCTTGTAGTTTTTCAAAATGAGGATATTTTAGATTACCTTCTTCATCAACACTATCGGCAAAAGAATTTATTTCTTGCTCAATAATTTGAAGTTCGTCTTGTGATTTTTGACCTTTTAAATTCTGTAATTCGCGCTTAATATCTTCTAGCTCTCTGTCTCTGGCTTTCTCTTCAGGAGTGCGATAATCGTAATCGTCCTCATCTTGAACAGGTGTATCAACGAGACTGCCTAAATCAATTTTAGTGACTTTGGCGATATGTTTTAGAGCGGCAACAGGATCACGATCAATAAATTGAATCAGTTCCTTTGTGCTTGATTGCTCTTTTTTTAGATTTCCAAGTTCAAGACTAAGTCTGTCATTTGTTGCACGGTATAATCGCCCTGCGTCTGAAATCTTAGTTTGTAACTCTTTATCTTGTACCGATTTGACGAGATCAATAAACTCTTTAGGGTGACCGCTAAGTCTCCTGTTCAGTTCTTTATCTTCCTCAACTTCAGGATTTTTTTCTTCTGCTTCGGGAGTTTCTATCTCCTCTTCTTCTAATTCATCTTCAAATTCTTCAAGCATAGGATTAGGAACAACTGCCTTTTTTGGCTCGACTATTTCCTTAATCTCTTCTTTTGCTTCCACAATTTCTTCGGGAAAGAATTCATTTAACTTTTCAGACAAAACTTCGTTTGAACTTTTTTCTTGAGTCATAATATAATTTTAACTATTAGTAGTAGGCAATGTTATAATTTAAAACAACATTTAGTTGTCAAGAGATTATTTATAATCTTTTATGTGACAACCCGCCGCTTTAATGCCGTCCATATAAGATTGCTTAGAATAATGCATTTTATTGTCAGCATGGCTAAAAATGCCACCATACTTGCTAATGTAGGCGTCAACACTTAAATCTTCTTTTCCTTTAACAAGCTTAGGAGTTAATGAATCAGTACTGATCCACTCGTATTTTCCAAGCTCATTTTTAACTAATTTTTTAATTGTCATTTAACAATCCCATTTTTTTAAAGCTAATGCCTTTCTGGTAGGTTTACCATTCTTTTTCATTGGTCCTTTAACTCCAGACATTCTAGCGCAAAAAGATTTTCTACGATTTGCATCGGTAGGGCTTTTTTTTGCCTGACTAGCACTTACTGGCGGTTTTAAATTGCTCCCAGTAGCATTGTTATATTTTGCCCTACCTTTAGCAGTTAATCCTCCTGATGATGACTTTTCTCCCCTACCTAGACTTAAACTAATAGATTTTTTCGGCATATTTATTTTTTTGTTGTTTTTTTAGCGTCTTTAAAATCTTTAGCAGAAGGAGCTCCTTTTGTTCCTACTTTTCTCATTTTTTCGCCAGAACCAGCTTCAATTCTTTTTCTTTTAGCATGAATATTAGCGTACAAACCTTTTTTCATAATTTTATTAATTGTTATAGATTAGTACATTTTTCCGCCTTTTTTAGTTCCTTTTTTTACAGGTTTTTTAGCCATTTGTCCTCCTAAATATTTGTTGGTTGATTAGAATTGCGAATTTGATCGTTTAGTACTTCGGTGCGTGCTTTTACAATCATATCAAGGCGTTTTGCTTCTCTGTCAGCTTGTCTATTAACATCTTCAAACTCCATTTTGTCTTGATGTTCTTCGAGTTTAAACAAACCTTCAGCCTTTTTAATGTCAATTTCTTGTTGTCTTAATTGAACATCAAATTGCATTTTTTGCGCTTCTAGTTCTAACTCTTGTTGTTGTAATTGGATTTTAGCCTGTGCAAGCATTTCTTCGGCAGAAGGTTGTTTTTCTTCTGGTTGCTGGTCTTTATTGCTTAAAGCTTCTTCAACATTGCGTCCAACTTTAAATGGCTTGCTAACAAACATTAGGAACTGCTGAAAAGCGTCAGGCGTAATGATTTGCGATTGAACTAGTGGGAAAAAAGCACTAGAAAAATTACTAATTGCGGTAATATACTCAACACGGTCTTGTTTTTCTTGTTGCTGATCAACTCTAATTGTAGAATCAGTTTCAACATCAATTGCAAAAGTCCGCATCTTATCATTCTTAATAAGAGCTTCAACTTGTTGTAATTGTTCAGGAGTGGCAGCGTAACCTTTTAATATTTCTAAAGGCTCTTTCATTGTTTCTTTAAAACCTTTTTCTGCTTGCTGTCTTAGTATGTCCATCTTTTCTTGGGCTTGCGGATCATTTGGTGAAATTTGTTTTTTTGCTTCCATCATTAGCAATCTTAGACGATCTCTTGCTTGCGCTGCAATTGTGTTTATATCAACAATTTTTAAGCCAGTCATTTTAATTAGCTCTTGAATGCTGTAATTCTCCACAGTCATTTCAACCTGTAAGCGTATTAAATCACGCGTCCAAAATTCTACCTCTTTTTGTAAAGGCTGAATCCGAGATATAGCAAAGTTTCCTTTTAATTGTTGTGCAGTGGCAGTTTCTGAAGCCATCGAAACACCACGGACAATGTCAGAAATACCTGTGATGTCTCTGATTGCGTTAATAATCTCAATTTTGTGTTGTTGTAGCTCTCTAATTGCGAGGATAATCTCTTGAAGTGGTTTAAATAGAACCATATCAGAAGCTTTTTGCAAGCCACCAGTACCTTTCAACGGCGTAAATGTGCCATCTTCGCCATTAAATAAAGCCTCGATATCAGAGCCTTCGGCGACAGAATTATAAACGCCAGTTGCTTTGCATTGCTGGATTAATGATTTAATTCTTGCATCAACTTGGTTTAATTCTTCAGCTTGTGATTTGTAGTATCTGTAAAGAGGGATTGGCATCAAAGAACAAGGATCGGATTTAGACCCAAGAGGTGCTGGCATTGGGAAAAAAGAGCGTAATTTATACGGGTCTTCTTCTCTTGACAATAAAGCACCATCACCACCAAGAGTCGCAAAAATTACTTCTTTGGCTTCCTTGTCCCAAATCTCCCAAACTTCAGCCATTTTAAATAATTCATTTTCGTTAGTCTTATCAAGTGAATCAAGGCGGGTTTTGTTTAATGCAACGGCTTTACCTTTAGCGCCAAAATCTTCAACTAATTCATCGCGTGTTTTATAATGTCTAAATGCAATCCAACGCACTTTTGACCATTCTTTTTCGGTAGACATTCTGAAATCTTCCCAGGGCCAGTATTCAATACGGCATTTTTTATTAGTTGGATCAAACTCTTCTGAACCGTCTTCCATTTCAACTACTTCTTCGGGATCATAGCAAACACGGGCAACACCACGCCCACCAACCAAATAATCATCGCGACATTTCCCGATTACATCTTCAGCATCCGCATCATTCATATAGAGCGAAATTGTGCGCTCCATCATTTGGGAAGCTATTTTAGCAATTTCATCCTCATCAAGAAAGCGTTGCGTGATGTTTGGTTTCGGAAGTTTAGAAAAAACTAAAGGGCGTAGAGTTTGCGTATTAGCCCAAAACACATTGTAGCGCTTGGAATCGTTATAATCAGAATTGTATTGGTCTTTGTAAATGCAAAAATATTTGTCAGCTTCATCCCGCCATTTTTGTTCGTAGTTGTTAGCGTTTTCTAATTCTTTTGTCCATATCTCAACTAAGCCAGCATTGCCTTTAGATAGGCTTAAATCTTCTTTTGTTTCAACTTGATCGGCTTGCATTTTGTCTTTTTAGTTGGTTTTCACATATGTTTGGGACTAAAGACGCTTTGCAAGCCTCAATTATACAAATTATGTTAGAAATTTTTATTGTCAAATGTTTTTGCAATTGTTACAAAATTTAAAAGTATATGATAGCCATCTTTATTTGCTTTATCGTCAAGGCTTGATGTTTCAGGGTGGAATTGCACGCCATAAATTGGTTTGAATTCGTGTTTAATTGCCGCAAATTCTGTTGAGTCAGTACTTGCAAGATTATAGAAATTTGGTGGAAGTTTTGTAACCTTGTCGCCGTGAGACATTAGGACGGTTGAATTGATCATTTTAACATCCATGTTATCATCAACTTCTAAATCAACAAATCCATAGAACAAATCATTTGGATTGCTTGGCAAATTATGTAGCTGCAATTTACAAAATCCAAATTCTTTATGCCCCAAGCCTTCTACTTTACCACCAAGCAAGTGACAAATTAATTGCATGCCGTAACATATGCCTAGAATAGGAATGTTTAAATCAAATAATTCTTTGTCTAACGTTGGCGCTCCTTTTTCATAAACTGAATGCGGACCACCTGAAATAATTATGCCAGTTGGTTTTATTTCTTTTATCTCTTCTAAAATCTGCTTTTGATCAATATTTATAATTGATGCTTTAACCCCCAATCGATTTAGAGTTCTGTAAATTTTAAAACAAAGTTGACTGCCACAATCAATAATTAGAATCATAAATTATTTGTCTTTTTGTACTTTAACATCGTTTTTAGCCTTTTCAAATTCTTGTTTAGCCTTTTCAAATTCTTGTTGATAATATTTATTATTTAGATCAAAAGAATAATTTAGTTTAGCTATTCGCAAAAACATTTTCTTAATTTCTAAATCAAACAAAGAGTTGTCTTTCATTGTTAAATTGTTGTGCTTCATCCATTCTTTGTGAGTTACTGCTTTAGTTTCTCCTTTTATTTTAATGTAAAAAGGGACTGTCAAATCAATATGACCATCCAACATGTCGCCATTTGATTTTATATAAAAAAATTTACTCATAACTTTCTTTTAATTCCTTTTCAAATAGCTCAATTTCATTTTTCATAAAACGCACAAATTCATTGCGATCCATTTTCTGATGGTGTTCGTAGTAGCGAGTTTCTACTAACTTGATATGTTCTTTTGAAACTCCCCTCAATTTGTTGACATCAAATATTAATCTAATTAACGGAATGGCGCTTTTAGGATTACTCATATTCATGCATAATAATTATTCTCTAGTTTAAAGAAATTTTCAACAAATTTAACAAACTGCTCCTTTTCTATTGGTTGAGTAGTAAAAGTTACAAACAAATACTCTAAAGAGCTTGCTTTTAAAATCACATTGTATGTATTTGATAATTTAATAATGGTTCTAATTGCTTGACCTATTGTCATTGTTTTATTCATAATCTTGTTCCGTGTTTCGTTTAAAAGCGTTCTTTCTGACGTTGTGCGGGTTAAAGTCTTTCCACCATTGTTCACCAATTTCAAGTGGTGTTTGTTGCACATTTATAATAATTGGGCGGCTCATGCATACATAGCGCAAAGTGTCAACCGCGTGATCCTCTAAATCAGAGTCCAAATCTTCGGGTTTGCTCGGATCATATTGCATGATTGGCAGAGTACGCAACAAGTTTTTTACATCTTTGGTAAAATAAATCAATGGTTTTCCATCTTCACCAATCAATCTTCCGCGTATCTGTTGCCAACCGTTAATTCTTTTATTGTCAGCTTCGCGATAATAGCAACCATATTCTGCCAGTTCTTCCGCGATTGATTTGCCGCGTGAAACATCAAAGATTGCTGGATCAGCAACCATATCAGACATTTTTTCGCCCTCTTGCATGCTCATTGTCTCAAGTGCAATTTCTTTATTGCTTAGTTTTAGCCCTTCGTTTGCTTTGCCCGTGCAGCCATAATATTCACGGTAAAAGATTAACGAGCCACGGGGAAAACTTCTTTTGATTCCATTGCATATAACCAAAGAGCCGTCACTAACAGCCGCCCAAAGTGTCGCAAACGGGCGAGAATAACCCCAGTCAAAACCCCTAATTCTAGCCCAATCTGCAGGAATCAAGAAAGGCTCGATAATATGCAAATCTTTATCAAACTGATCGAAATACGCTCCTTCGATTGCATCCCAATCACCTTCTAACATTGCTTTTGCTAATGCACCACCTAATCCAATAAGTTTATTGGCATAGAGTGGATCGTTTAACATCATCGTAGGATTATCTTGCAACTTGGCAGGGATAAATTGTCTTAACATTCCCCCTTCTTCCGCTGGCATTTCGCGAACTTGCATAGGATCACAATTATCAATAAAAGTTTGTTTTACAAATTGGTGACCAATCCCGCCGGGATTTGAGCCGCACAGAATCAACGGCAATTTATCTTTGTATTTCTCTGGTACCTTTAGCGAGCCAATCCGACAGCGACCGCGCAAAAACTTGTAAATCTTTTCAGAGAAGTGTGTTAATTCATCAATCAGCAATACATTTATTTCCGCACCTTGATACTTTATAACATCTTTTTCATGTTGGCAGTGACACAAGTAAATCTTTGAACCATTTTTAAAAGTAATCTCACTTTCAGAAATGCGGACAAATTTGGAATTGATAAGCGGGGCAAGTAAAGAAGCAAAGCCAGAAGCGCCTTCAATGTGATTTTTAGCTAGATCGGCAAAGACACGGCGAAATAAATAAATTTGAATATTTGGTACATCAATTGCTAGTGCTATTGCGATAATTCGCATAGTGTGAGACTTGCCACCACCAGCAGCGCCGCCATAAAGGATTTCGGTTGCACGGCTTAAAAAACAAGCGGATTGGCGGGGGTGTAGTTCAAGATTAATCATTGATTAATTCCAATCTTTCCAGTAAGCCTTTTTTATATTCATCATATCCAATCAAATCTTGCAAAGCTGATTTAATCTTTTCCTTAATTTTTCTATTTTTCCAACCAGCAATTTGAGCCTCTTTTATAAATTCAAGCCAATTTATGTTAAACCCTCTCTCTAAAATCTCTTGCACCGCAATCTCAATCGGAAGTCCGTGCGTGTCTGAAAGATCAAATAAAAATTTGCCGGTTACAAATTTATTCATTGTTTTTGGAATTAATCATTTTATCAATAATTGTCTGTGTGTGTCTTAAATCTCTTTCAAGAAATATGCTACTTTGCCATTTCTCAACAATTTCCAAAGTTTTTAAATTGATTAATCTATATTTATAATAAGCACCATCTTTTTGCTGAACTTCAATCGCTTCAAGTGCTTGATGCTTATCTATACTTTCAGCAATATAAACAACTTTCCCCTCTAAATTTTCCATCTTCTATTTGATTAAATTACGCCCATTCAACTTTTGTGAAACCATTTTCAATATATTCTTTTCTTCTTCCGATAAAATAAAATTTATCTTTGTTTTTTTCTAGATAATCAAATTCCTTTTGTGTTAGTCTAGATGATTCAATTTTTCTAACCATTAACACCAAGCCAGTTCTATCATGTTCGAGCTCTAAACCATTTTCAATTGATTCAAAAGTTTCATCATCAACAAGCCGCGAGTTTGATAAATTGCAAGTGAATACTAGCCAGCAATTTTTGCAAATCATTATTTATTTATTTAAAGTTAAATTTAAAATTGGCTGCAAATCTTTCTCAGAATCGATTTTTAAAACTGAAGCTTCACCAAATCGTTTTGGCTTTAGCTTTGAAGCCACCCATTTTCTTGCATCAATTTTTAAACGCGCTTGATTAACAACGCTTGGATCAATCTTTCCGTCAATTCCAGTTGGAAGCACTTCGTCGCATATACTTAGAATTTCATCAACAAATGTTTCGGCTTGTTGTTCGCGCGCGCGAGCGTATTGGTTGCTTAACTCTTCACTGTTATTTAACCATTTCCACACACTCGTCAAATTCGGCATCTTATCATCATCACAAATCTTACGCAATGATTCACCGCTTGAGATTCTTTCACAAATTTTATCAAAAATTTCTTGGCTAAATTTTACGCTTGGTTTTCTCATTAGATTAATTCTTTGATTGCCGCGCCAGCTTTGCTTGGTCGCTATTATTTTCTAAGTAAAATTTCGCTTAATCAGCGAGACTAACGCATACAGCAATAGTCTAACAAGCTTGTTGCTACCCCCAACCCCCAAAAAAGGGTTATTTGTCAAGTTATTTATTATTTTTAAGACGTCAATACCTTTTTTCAACTGGTCACAATTTGTGACAGTTTCAAAATATTTTAATATTTCTTTAATTATTTACTTGACATGATTTTTTACAATTAATCTTGATTTATTCAGTTCTTTTCTTTGCCGCAGTGTAAATATTTTGTACATACATTTTCTTTTTTTCTTTCCTTTTCTTATAAAATCTTTTTTAAATTATTTTTTCATTTTCTTAAATCATTTCTTTGCGGCAGTAATAACAACGCGGTTTTACAGCTCTTAATCTTTGCATTGCCTACAGTCTCAATGCTTCATCTTCATTTTATTGCGTGCGCCTTACTGCCTGTTGATCTAATTCTTTTTAAATTATTTTGCATTTTCTTTTATTAATTGCTTGCATGTTATTTTCTTATTGTCTAAGATGATGTCACACCAAAAAAAACAAATAACAATTTTGCAAATAATAAAAATGAAAAATTTTTCAGAAAGACTAAACTTTTCGACAAACGAAAAAGAATTAGAAAACAGTGTAAAAATCAACAGAAATAACGACGTTAATTATTATGATACACTGTGTCTATATTGCGCAAATAATAGTATAAATCTTGAAAATGTTAGTGACGATGATTTTGACGCAGCAGTTGAAATATTAAAAAATTTTGGATCAAACGACGCAAGCTTGCGTTATGAATTTAACAACATTTTTTTCTTTTCAATTTAACAATTAAAAAAAATGCAAAAGTATCTTGCGCGAGGACTTTTAACTCATAAAGAGATTTATCGGTGCTTTTTTTGTGATCTCAAATTTACAACTTTTCATAAACGCATTTATTGTTCATCTTTGTGTAAAAGTAGAGCAGCTAAATTAAGAAGAATTTCCAAATTTGATAATTTTGATGAATATAAAAAATATCAAAAGAACTACCAAAAAAAGCGTTACAAAGAAATCAAAAAAGTAGTTAGAAAATATAATAAAAAAATTTAACAACTAAAAACAGGGGAAAATATGAAAAATTCAGCTTTAAAAGAAAAATGGAGCAATCTTGGAGTAATTGCAGGGCGTGCGCGTTTAATGCAGGAAGAAGCAAAAAGAGAATCAGAAACTGGCTTAGTCCCGCCACTAAATCATTTTATCAAGATCATTTACAATTTAGAAAACACGGAATTAAAAACATTCAAAGCGTGGAAGGAATCTGGATTTATTGTAAAAAAAGGCGAAAAAGGTTTTGTATTTTTTTCAGCTCCAAGAATTACAACTAAAAAAATTGATACAGCTAACGGCGGCAATTTTGAAGCGCAAGAAGAGAAATTTTATACATGCCATTTGTTTTCAAGCGCACAAGTTCAGCCAATTTCTTAAAAAGTAAAAACCAGCGGTTATCACCACAGCCGCAACAAAATTAATAACAATTAAAAAATTAAAAATTGCGGAATAACTTAAAATCAGGGGAAGAAAATGAAAAACAAAATTGAAATTGAAATTAAAGACAAAAATAATTTTCTTTTAATTGAGACCGCTGGTCACGGCTGGCTAAGAGTAGAAAAAGGGCTGGTGGAAATTATAGAGATTGCAAGTTCAAAAAAATTGGAAGGCACTGAAAAAAACGGTTTTATTTTTTTTGAGGAAGATTCTGAAATTCCAAAATTTATAAAACAACTCAACAAAATAACGGGGCTTTCTTTAAAAAAACAAGATTTTTTAAGAATAGATCAAAAAAATAATCCAATTTATTAATAACAAAAACAGGGGCGAAAAATGCTAAATAAAATCAAAAAATTAATTGCCGCCGCAAAATTTAACCGCGCTCAAGATAAAAGATTTGCCCGCGTTCTGGATCAAAATTTTGATTTAGAAAATAATTCAGCAATTTTAAGAGCTTCAATTCTTGTTGGGATAATTGCCGCAGGCTGCTTTTGGTTAATTGCAATCAGTTTAGATGCACAGGCGGGCAAAATCAACAAGAAACTAGAGCAACAAAAATTCTACAACATAATCAGATCAACTTATAATCAGTAAATTTATGAAAACCATAATTGAAAAAGAAATTCAACCAAGAATTCACGTCACAACTTTAACTGACGAAAGAATTTTCGGCTCTTTAAACATTGGAAGGCTTGTTAAAAGCGATCAGGACGGCGTTTATTTGAGGGCGGACGGTGTACGCGTAAGTTGTGATAAAGAAATGCTTTTAAGGATCAATGAACGCTTAAATTTTTTGAATTGGGGGAAATAAATTATGAAAAAAACATTAAAAGAATTTTTAGAAAAAAACCACGCTTGCAAAGATGGCTTTGACTTTGCGAAAGACTTAACACTTGAGGAGTTTTTAAACACCTGCCAGCGCGGTGATTGGATATTGTGGCTATTTGCTAGAATAAACCAAAATTCTTTGCGAGAATTGACTTTAGCGAAAGGTCATTGCGCGAATACAGTGCGGGAATTGATGAAAGATGAACGAAGCACAAAGGCGGTTGATGTTGCTATTGCTTTTGGTGAAAATAGAGCGACTCTTAAAGAACTAAAAGCTGCTTGTGCTAATGCTGCTGCTCGTGCTTATGCTGCTGATGCTGCTGATGCTTATGCTGATGCTAATGCTGCTTATGCTGCTTATGCTGCTGATGATGATGCTGCTGCTGCTGCTGGTGCTTATGCTGCTGCTGCTGGTGCTTATGCTGCTGCTGTTGATGCTGCTACTGCGAAAAAACAAAACCAAAAGCTAACGGCTGATATTTGCAGAAAATATTTGCCGCTTGAAATTTGGAATCAAAACTTAATTTAAAAAAGGAAATTATGAACGAAAAACAATTTACACCATCGCAAATTTACGAAAAAATGATAGCCGAAAATCTAGGCTTTCCCGAAATGGCGGCAATGATTGATCCGCCAATCAGCCAGCAAGGCTTGCGGTTTCACATTAAATCCTATTGCTTGGCATTCAACAAGCCAATGCCGAAAGGGAGCAAAAGAGGCAGAAAACCAGCCATTAAAACTTTTAAAATTAAGGAGTAAAATGAAACTTTATGATTATAAAGCCGAAGAGCTTCAACAACAAATTGATTTTCTTAAAATATTAATGATTGCGCCGCTGGCAATCACCTTTATTTTCAGCATAATTATTTACTTAATCAAATTTTTTTAATATGTTTACTACCAAAGAAAAAATGTTACTAATTATCGGAACTATTTTTTTTATATTGGCAACGATAGGCGTTTATTATTTTTCAAGAAGTTTCAATGAAGATTTGAATTTTAAATCATTGAAACAAGAGCTTGATTTGTAATTTTAAGGCGGTAGTTTTAAAAAATACGACTATATCCTCTCCCTTGCAAAATAGGTGATGAGATAGAATAAACCTAGTTGCAACTAGGTTTATTGGTTGGCGGGCAATCACTATTTTCTCGCCAACTTCGCTAATTTATTCACTGCGTAGCGCTAGATAATACACGCTTCTAAAAGGGAAGTGTGCCTTAGTTATTCTAAGGCTAACCCGAAAGTCCTAAAAAAGCTTTCGGGAATACATATAGATTTCTTTGGTTTTCTATACATATCTAAAAAATGTGTATAGAAAAGCGCAGAAATGCGTATGTTTGCAAAGTACAGGAAAAAGCTTCGCGTGGAGATTCACCTCTTCTAGTTTAATTTTAATAAAACGCCGCCGATACCTGAAACATGGTCGGAAAGTAGAAATACTTTGGAAATGCAAACAATAGTTCCCCCGAACGAACCCGAAAGGATCGCACCAGCGGGGGACAAGCCAGCCTTGGCTAAAGATGAAGGCAGAACTTACGCCCGCGTAAACCAAAGAAGAAACCTTTATCGTAGCCTCTGTAAGAAGCAGTGAGGATAAAGAATTCCCTTCGATGTAGCTGACAGCTCGGAATAGACGGCATTTTCTCTTGATTCTTAGAAATAGGGGTTAAGAGTGGTGAAAGAAATTAAGAAGTAGGGGACGACTTTTTAATTTACAATTTTTTTTATGGTCTGCGGTAGTCCCCTGTCGCAGATCGCCAAACTTTACAAGTAACAACAAGAAGCATGAAAAACACAGTTGACCAAATAGAATTGGTAAATAAACTACATCGCAGGCATATCGCCAAACTTTTAGATTCATTAAATGGAATAAACGCCCCCCAAATCATTATTGACGCGGTGAATAGGCAATTCTCTTTTTATTCAAACGACATCAAGAACCAAGTATTAACAAGTAATTCAAATCAAAATGAAACCAACCACAACAAATAAACGATTAGCTAAAAAAGGATTTATCTATTTATTAAAGTCCCCTCATAGAGAAGAAGATTTCCATTCTTGGAAATTTGGATGCTCTGATGATCCCAAAATTCGCTTAAAATCAATAAATAGCACAAATTCATTTAGAGAAAAATTCTCTTTAATAGCTCATTTTCCAGTAAAAGATAAATTCTTATCAGAAAAACTTTTTAAGTATTTTATATGGGACTCTTTTGATTGTATCTGCCAAGGGGAATTTTTTGGCTCAAGATTAGAAGATAGAGTTCTGATAAATAAATTAGAGGAGATTGCTAATGCCTCAAAATAATCGTCCCGCTTTTTTACTATATAAATCATTCTATTCGCCAGTAAAACATCTAAAAGATGATGAACTAGGATTGCTTTTTCGTGCGCTTTTTGATTATCAAAATGGTTTAGAAATTAAAGACTTACCTCCTCAAGTTGGCATGGCTTTTGCCTTTTTTAAGAACCAATTTGATCTTGATGAGGAAAAGTATCAAGTTGTATTACATCGCAATAAATCAAATGGCTCTAAGGGCGGAAGACCTATGAAAGAGGAAACCCAAGCTAACCCAGAAAACCCAGTGGGTTTTTACGAACCCAAAAAAGGCGAGAAAGAGAAAGAAACAGAGAAAGAGAAAGAGAAAGAATTAAAATTAAAAACATCTAATCCTTTAACCGAGGATTTCCAAAAATTTTGGGAAGATTATACTCCAGTAAAAGTTTCAGATGGAAAAGTTGTCCCAAAAGGAAGTCGCAAGACAGCCCTAATTGCATACGAAAGAGCAAGAAAAAAGCACAGCGCAGAAAAGATTTACGAAGGGGCGGCTAAATATTTAGTGAATTGCTATGAAAACAACCGCCTAAGCTGCCAAGCAGTCGTATTTTTAAATCAAGAGAGATTTTTAGATGATTATGAACAAACGAATTTAGAGGTAAAAAAACATGACTAGATCAGCGTTAGATATTATTAAGGGCGTAGAAAAAAGGAGTTCGGTAACGCCCTCAGAAGAAATTGACATCTGGGGAGCCGTAGAAATGAATATTGATAATTTTTGCGAATCACAAGTTGCTTTTTGTCAAAAAGCAAAAGAAGAGGGTTGGCTAGGCTATCGGATAGCTAAAAATCATCTTGGGCTTCTTGGTTATCTTAGAAATGGCTTTGCTATTCAACTCAAAATTTTAAATCAATACGATATTGCTTTGCCGATATGGAATAATGAGTTTGTGGGCTTCTTTCGTTCGGACTGGTTTAAAAATACGGCGTTAGAAAACGGATTTGTTAAACCGATTTACAAGAAAGAGCATTTTGATTTAATCAAGAAATTTAAGCTTTAAGACAATAAATTAACAATAACAAAGGGGTAAAAAATGAAAGGTAAAATATTTAACGCACAAGAAGTGCAAGCGATAATTGCTGGGGATAAAACAATGTTTAGGGAAGTGATTAAACCACAGCCGAACGAACAACAGAAATATCTTTGCCATGATGACGATGGCAATACTTTCTTGACGGATCATGATTGGGCAGACTACCTCGCTTACGGGGATGGGAATGAAATTAAATGCCCCTATCAAGTAGGACAAAAGATTTTTTGCAAAGAGAGTTTTTTTGAATCGTTTAGCAACACTTATTACAGAGCCGATATTCACGATAATGGATTGAGTTATTACACTTGGAAACCAGCCCAACACATGAAGCAACAACAATCGCGCCTAACCCTGCAAATAAAAGAGATTAGAGTGGAAAGGTTTGATGAGTTATGGAATTGGGTAATTGATTTTGAGGTAGTAAAATGAGCATCTACATCTGCACAATCTGCGAACAACAAAAAGACAGCGATTTCAACTGCGCTGAATTAGACGGGAAGGAATGCTGCGAGGAATGTTTCGGAGAGCATGAACCAAAGTAAGAAACCCAACAAGCTTTTTAATAACTTAATGAGGAAATAATTATGAAAGATAAAATATTTTATGATTTTTTAGTTAAGAAAGTAATCTGTAAACCATTAGAGCAAGTAAAAAGAGAGCAGAAAATTCTCATAGAAGCCGAAAAAATTGAAGCGGCTAAAGACCATTTGCGGTTTATGAAAACCACTATTTTCAAGAAACATTACGAGAATAAGGTTTGGAAAGATTTCTACAACTCAAACAACTAAAAGCTTATGATTAAAGCACAATAAAAATATAATTATGAAAGATAAAATCAAACAAAACTTAAACCCAGAATATGAAACCAGAATTTTAGATTTTGACGGCGGCAATGCTAAATCAATTACAATGTTGATGGAGCTGGCAAGCGAGCATCCGCAAATCATTGATGTTACTGTTCTTCGCAGAGATAACCCCGACAGTACTATTGATTGCCTTTTGGCTAATGGTTTTGAGCGAAACGGCTCTTCTTTTAGAAAAAACAATCTATTTTTTAATGTTTTGCAACCACCAGCAGACGGAGATTTTATAGCGCAGATTGAACAGCAGCATGGGTTTGATATTTGCATTGCTTTAGATGAAAAGTTGTCCGCAGTGCCAGAAGTTAGACTAAGAGAAATTACGTTTTATGCGCTGGCTAATTGTTCGGCAAAGATGCTTTTTTCACTTGCTGCTACGGATATGTATTGGAAAGAATTGGGGCATGCTTCTATGAGAGGTATAACAACTGGAGAAATTACAAGGAAAAATGCTGACGGAATATGTGAGCCTGTTGGCTTGTACGACATAAAAAGAATAAACAATTTAGTAGGTCGCATTGGCATTGATGCGCCAGAAACATTTGTTGAAGAACCAAGCGGCATGATTGATTGGGTAAGATCGGGATTTAAAACAAAAACACACGGCGTTGTATCGAATGGAAAAGCTACTCGTTTAGATGGTCGATTAATTAAAAGGGAGCTTTAATTTCTTTCCTACAGCCTCTAAGCTAGATTCATGTCAAGAGATTTATTTACTGCCGCAGCAAAAATAATTGTTGCAAGTAGAAATTAAATCATTTTAATGCGGTAACAATATTAATTTAAATTTATATTTTATGATAATTATTAAATCAGAAAACTGGAATGATTTTGAAGGCGCTGACCTTTTGGAAGCAAAAACAAAATTTGTAAATGCGATTGTCAATTCAACTTCTAATCCTGATATTTCAATTAAAATTGACGAAATTGATTACCACGGAGATTTATTAGCCGATTGTTTTGTAAGAAACATTGAAAGAGATATTGAGTATCAGATTAAAAAATGGCACAAAACGGCGGAAATTGAAAGCAGCGGACTTAATCGCGCTCAACAAGAATCAATGGAGGGGTAAATGGATTTAGAAAAAGAAAACAAAGAATTAAAAGAATTTATTAAGATTTTGGGGTCAATATCCGATACATGCACATTTCGTTATACAAAAGAAATCTGCAAAGAATGTAATTGCCCTAAAAAACAAGAATCAATGGAGGAGTAAATGAACAGAGAAATAAAATTTAGAGCTTGGGATAAAAGAAAGCAAAAAATGGTAAATGTGCATGGTCTTACAGGTCTTGAAAAAGATGATTCAGATCCTCTTAAATATATAACTTCCTCGGAAGGAGTAATTGAATGGAAAGATATTATATTATTGCAATTTACAGGTTTGCTTGACAAAAACTGCAAGAAGATTTTTGAAAATGATATTTTAAAAATTTATTATCAAAACAATCAGAAATCATATTTAAAGGAAGTAAAGTGGTTAAACGATGCTTTTAACAAGGGCAGATGGGATGCTTTGGATAATTGCGTTTATACTTCTTGCGAAGTTGTCGGAAATATTTTTGAAAACCCTGAATTACTGGAGGGGTAAATGTCAAACATGTCTTATTGTCGTTTTGAGAACACTTACAAAGATTTACAAGATTGTGTCCGTTCTTTAGGAAAAAAAAGTTTAGAAGAATTATCGGATCAAGAAAAAAAGTTTGCAAAATCAATGCGCGAACTTTGCGAGGAATATTTAGAATTAACTGAAGAGGAGGAATAAATGCCAAAATATAAAGTTCAAATCACCAAGTATATAGAGCATTCTGACACAATCGAAGTCGATGCCATTAACGACATGGAAGCTAAAAGAATTGTCCGCGCTAATGCCATTCAAGAAGATAGAGACGGCGTTAAAAGGTTGGATTGGGTAGAGGGCGAGAAGCCAAGATATAAAACAGAGGTTTTATGAACGACAACGATTCACAAGAATATTATTACTATTGGGCAAGTCAAAATAACAAATAGGTAAAACAATGATAAATATAGCAAAAGCGTTTATTGCAGCGCAAAAAGAAATGGGCAATGCAATCAAGGACAGCAAAAATCCGTTTTTTAAGTCCGCTTACGCTGACCTTAATTCGGTTCGTGAAGCTTGCCTTCCAGCATTAAATGCCAATGGAATTGCAGTATTGCAACCAATAGTTCAAATTGATGGCAAAAATTTTGTTAAAACACTTCTTTTGCATGAAAGCGGCGAATCAATAGAAGGTTTGACAGAAATTCTTTTTGCTAAACAGAATGATCCGCAAGCCCAAGGTTCAGGAATTACTTACGCTAGACGCTATGGCTTGCAATCTTTGGTAAATATTGGTGCAGAAGATGATGACGGCAATAAAGCAGCAGAAAAGCCAAAATCAGAGCCAAAAAAAGAACCAGCTAAAAATGCTTTTGGTCTTTCTAAAGATGGCGATCTTGCAAATGGCGAAGATATGAAAGAAACTCTTGAGAATGAAAATAAGGAGCTAGTTAAGCGACTTACCGCTAGAATCAATCAAATGGGAAGTGCGGCAGAGTTACAAGGCTGGCTAGAAGAAAAGGCTGTCAAAACAGCTTATGCCAAACTTGATAAATATTTTTCAGAGGGTTTT